CGCCGCTTTTCCGAGGAGGCTCATTGCGGCGACGGAAGACACTGTGTCATCATCGCCCCTCTTCCACGCCTCCACGGCTTCTTTGGAGACCGATGCGCCACCCCGGAAAAATCTTGGTATTTCCGGGGCGAACATGTCCTGCAATCCAAACGCATCGACGGCCATCTCGCAACCGACAAAGGTGGCTGATCCCTTGCCACCCCTGTTCCTGATGAAGATCTTCATGTCGAACCCAAGTCGCTTCCATGTGGCCTCGCACTCGGCGACCTCACTATCCGTGAGACGGGGTGAGGTGGCCAAGATGGAATCGTCTCCTTCGAACGCAGCCATGGTCCGCCTTGTCTTGCCCCACCTGTCCGTGAGGGCACGGGGCATGTTGCCCTTGGCGAGATCCAAGGCGGCTGGCGCGCTCCTGCCGTACAAGGCATACGTCCAGCAACACTTGTTGACGAACCAGTTGAGACAACTGGTGCCTCGATGACCCGAGCGACGAATGGAATCAATGCAAACTTTGAACGTGCCTCCCAAAGTGCCATCCTGAGCACTGGCGCGCGGGCCACGCTTGCCAACCAACTTAAGTTTCCTTGCTCGGTTGACGTCGCCATGGCTCTTGAGGAACTGGGTGGGCACGTAGCCGATCTTATCGAGGACTTGTGATATCTTATCCAGGACCACATTCTCGAAGGCGTCGCGTATCATAAGTGAGCACGTGGTGTCCCAAGCGCTGCCGTCGCCCTCGAACACGTCGGCTTCGTGCTCCTTCCTGAGCCCGACGTGCGCCAAACGCGACGATATGGTATGCAGCGCTTGATTCTTCCCGACTCCCTTTATGCTCTCGTACTTGTAGGCCGCGAAAAGTAATGTCTCGAAGCACGAGATGGTCGCGAGGGCATATATTTGCCCACACGCTCGATCGTCGATGAGCGCTCTTGGGGCCTTGGCCTCCTTCGTGTTCTCGACCTTTACGAGGATCTGAGGAGAAAAGTAGGGCTCAGGATTCGCGAGCGCATCTTCGAAGCTAACCTCGAAGCGCTCTTTGGTCCACTTCTTCGACCTCAGCGAGTCGAAGGGGTAATGTCCCGCCCACTCCTTAACGGCATCCTCACGAAATATGCCGTCCTTATCCACGAAGAAGTTG